CGTACTTTGCTTGAAGCTTCGGTAGTTGCTTTTGCATCTTGCTTCTTCTCCTTTACAAAGTTTGCTACTGAATCAACAGTAGTTTTGGGATGAAATACAACCCCAAAATCTTTATACACTTCTTTTAACAAATTATATGACTTATTTCTAGTGTTAATTGTGAAAATTAATCCATTAGATTTAGACATTATTTACTCCTTTTAGGTTGTTGTCTTTAACTACTATCTGACCTGTATCTCTGTCTTTAGGATAGTAGCCCTCTTGATTAATACTGTTTTGCCATCTTGCTAATCTCTCAAACAATACTTCATCAAAATTTTGCCAAGTAAAGTAATTGGTAGGTAGTAGTTCCCTGTCCTCATTCAGTTCAATAGGCTTTGCGCCTAAACCTGAAACTATTACTCCATACTTTCTTTTTGGATTATTCAAATCTGTAACTTGATATTTTACTGTTACAAAATATTCTTTTGAATAATATTTGTTAGGTCTTTTATCTCCAATGCTTGTGACCTTAATTAAATAATTACCTGATTTAAGTTCAGATAATCTTTTATTTATATTATACATTTTCTCTCTCCTTTAATCTGCTCTTGATGTCATGTAAGCTTTAAACCCAGCATCTCTAAAAATTTTAGCATATGCTGAAGCACCTTCTTCCTTACAATCCATTGATTGACCATGATGATCTGCTGGATTATTCAAATATAATCCTTTTGGGTAGTGCTTTCTAAAACCAAGTTCTCTAAGTTCTTTTCCAACTTTAGAGTTTGATCTTACATCATAGATTACTACTCCAGCAAATCCACAATACATTGGCTCTCCATATTTATTGCCACCTGTATTTTTATTCCAATCTTCTAAAAATTTTTTTAATTCTTTTTTAGAAGCTTCTATTCCTTGTTCGTGTAATGATACTATGTTCATTATGCTCTCTCCTTTTCTAGTTTTTTTAATTCTTCTCTTTTAAATTTTGTTAAGTGTGGAATTAAAAACATATCAGCTAATATTCCTTCTTTTGAAAATGCTTCAACTTCGTAAGGTCTTTCTCTATATGGAATTTGTGATGGTTCTCCTAATTCTTTTCCTTTCCAACTAACAAGAAGTTTATTTGCATCTTTATCAAATTTATAAACTACTTCTTTTGAAACACTTTGTTTAACATGAACTAACTCGTGAGCGATTGTAGCAATCATTTCAGATTCACATTGATTACTATTTAATTCAATCAAAAATTCTTTTTGAGCAAAAAATTTACTATCATGCGTAACTCGACCTAAAGTTCTTGTTCCTAAAGTTGTTGTTCTAACATTAATTTTTATTTTTAAAGTGCTTAACTTTTTAAATGACATTAATTCTTTAGAAATAAATTTAGTAGCTGATATTAATTTTTCTGCTAAATCAGGATTAAAACTTAATCTTGGTAAGCTAACTGCAATTTTCATTTTCTCTCTTTTTTTATTTTTAAACATTATGCTCTCTCCTTTTTTAAAAAATTACCATAGTCATTTTCAAAAGCTTTTGCATAAGCCTTTTGTACTGCTTCACTTGGCTTTCTATCAAAAACATTTTCTTCTAAATCTTTTTGAGTAAGATTAGTTCCCTCATATATTTCTTCAACAGAGCCATCATATCCTGATCTTGATTCTGAATGAGAATTATATTTAGCAAGTTCTTGTTGAACATAAGACCATGCAATTTGTAGATCAGCAGAATAATCTTGATGACCAAAATAATGTCTGCCCTCAACACCATCAACATCATAGAACATATATCCATCTCTACCAACACCAAACGAAATCCATTCTTTGTCATATTTATTTAAAGATTTAAATTCATCTTCATAAACATAATCAACAATAATTTTATTGATGTGTCTATTATTTGGAGATGGAAGATACTCCTCTATTACTCTAATGTTAGATGCTTGTTTGTCTATTTTTTTAATTAAAGAAATTAAAATTTTCTCTAATCTTTTTTTTGTTATATGTTTCATTGTTTCTCCTTTTAGGTTATTTGTTTTTTACTAAGTTTAATTTAGCAGTAGTAAATCTTTTAAGATCATCTTTGTTAGGATTGCTTATAAAATTATCTACAACTAAATTTGTTTTTCTATCAAATATAAAATAAGTTTTAGTTCCTGTAGTTCTTCCATAGAATAACTCTTGAACATAGATTGCAACATCGTCATTAAATCTTTTTAATTCAACAAAGATTTTTTGGTTGTTATAATCAAAAGAAGAATTAATTTTTAAACCATCAACAGAAACTAAATCATGTATAATAATTTCTTTTCCATTAAGTTTATTAACTCTCTCTTTGTATTCGTATTTTATATTTTTATTCATACCCTATTATGTTCATAGTTTAAGTTGAATTTCAACCTTTATTTTAACCGCATAAAACCTAGCTTATTTGACATTAGATACAACTAAAACGATAAAATATTAACTATTTCGAATCAAAAGCAAATCAGATACAAGGATAAGAGTTATGAAATTTAAAAATTATATGTTAGAGAGATATTAATGCGAAAGCAGTTTAAGTATAATATTTTCATAACATACTTTTAGGTTAGTGTTGGGCTTCTATCTCTCGGAAGCCCAGCACATTAAAAAATTTAGTATGAATAAAAAAATAATTGAAACACTTAAAAAAGAAATCATAAGTCTTAAAAATATAATAGATTCCAAAGAAGCACAAATTACAGCTTATCAAGCAAGACAAGTAGCTTTGTATGCTGATGTTAAAAGACTTAAATCTATGAGTGAAGAACATCAAAAATTAAATGGTAGATTAAGATTAGAAATATCTGATTTAAAATTAGAAAAAGTTAATATAGTTGAAGAAGTTAAAAAAGAAGCTGATAAGCTTATGATAGAAAAAATCAAAAAGTATGAACATAAAATAAAACGATTAAAAAATGATGCAAAGGATTTATTAAATTACCCATGATATTTTTTGGCTACCCAATACATAGAAAATATACAAAGATAGCACTTGTGATTTTAATTATTTTAATTGGAATATTTTTAATAATATAAAGGAGAACAAATGGACACAATGAACCTAAATAGTAGAGAAGCTTATAAAAAAATGACAGAAGCAAGTAATGATTGGTCTAAATGGGCTGAGAAAGTTATAATCTTAGATGAGGGAAAAAAAGCAATGTTTTCTAAATTATTTTTAAAATATAAACTTGATACTAAAACAGTTATTGAAGCTGAACATAAAGCTAGAACTGACCCTGAGTATGAAATAATAATTAAAAGTTATGCTAATGCTGAAAGCCAACTTATAAAATCAAAATTAATGTATAACAATCTTGATCGTTACTTATCTGTTAGACAGACAGAAGTAAAAAGAGATTTAACTCTTGCTGGAAAACAAGAGGGATAAAAATTCTTTGGGAATCTATAGCTCCCTCAAAGATAGACCCATAACCGAGAGGGTATGGGTCGCCTTTAAGCCACAAGGTAATTAAATTAAAAAGGAGAATATTACATGTTGTATAAAAAACTTTGTGGCTTAATGCCAAGTGATATTAAGATGTTCTAAATTAGTATCTTTTGTAATTTTCTTTGAATCATACTTATAGGAAATAAGTAATACATCTGAGTTCTGATTGAACTCGCTAATCATTTGTTTAAGCTTTGGATGAGAGGGTTCTGTATCAATAAATCTTAAACATACAAAATGGCCATTAGGATGATAAGGGCTTTCTAATTGAAATTCTGCTTCTATGATTACTGCATCCATGTCCATAAATACTCATTATTTTTTCTTATTTCTGTTCAAGACCTTATCTGTCATTTTTGTACTAAATGTTGCAGTAAAGACGATAATTACAAGATACCATACTGAGTCAGGAAGATCATTTATAATTCTTACCCACTCCTCAAATCTTCCTCTTGTAGTTTCAAACCAACCTGTACTTAACATTCCAATTAGCCAAATAAGTAAAATTTCATCTTTAAAACTTTTGTCCTGAGATTTAATTCTTTGAACATCAACCTCTTTACAGGCTTCTATTTCTGCCTGTCTTATTGTTTTAACCTTTTCGGCTTTATGTTTAAAATGGTCAACAGCTTTGTTGACAACCATTTTAGTTAATGGATTTTTTAATAAAGCAAACCACATTATTTTAATTCCTTTCCAAGTTGGGCATAATGAATAATCTTATCGTATCTTTCTTTATCACTTTCGCCATTCTTTTTCCTTATAGCATATTTTACAATATTTCCATCTATGAAATCTAAATTATGTTCTACAATCAATTCTATTGGTTGGATTTTTCCTTTATAATGCTTACCCCCAACTTGCCTTGTAATCGCTGAATTAGACCCATCTATGCTCGTTTTACATCCACAATTTTTGCACTTTGTCATACTATTTTACCAATCCACTTACTTTTTGAGTTTAGAACCATTGGTAGCAATCTTGGGATTCCATTTAAAATAATAGCAGAACCCATAATAAATCTTGTTCTAAAATTCTTTGCATAAGCAAAAGCCATATGTTTTTGTGC